ATGAACAAAGCAGAACTCATCGAGGCCTTAGTTGATAGGACTGGATTAAAAAAACAGGATGCAAAAAAGGTATTGGAAGCTTACATGCAAATCGCAACCGAAGTTTTATCGGCAAATGAAGAAGTCGTTCTTGTAGGTTTTGGTTCTCTGATACCGAGACTTCAAACAAGTCGCCTGGCTCGTAACCCCAGAACCGGCACCCCGGTTCAAATTCCGGCCAGAACAACGGTAAAGTTTAAACCTGGAAAATTTCTACTAGAAGCAATAAATAACAAGTAAGTAGTACTGTCAGGTTGATTCAAAGACCCTATCTTTTTGCTATCTTTGTCACGTAATCATGCATATATGATATTTTTTGAATTAAAACCACCTCCTTGTAGTGATAGCCTTGGGGGTGGTTTTTTAAGCGATTTAAACTAAAACCTTTAGCCAGGCATAATGCTTTCTCACCTTTAAATAACACCGATCGGATTGAAACGCATACGCTTCCCTTTCAAATGAGATGTTTTCATAAGCATTATGACCATATCTAAATAGCTTAATAATCCATTCTATTACATACCATAAATAAAAGAACACATACAGCATTTCTTTCATCTGTGCGGTATGTATCGCCTCATGGTTAAGTGTCCTGCGGCTTAACTCCTTGTATTCTTTCCGGGCAAATACTATCCCGAATAGATTAATCGCGATGAATCCTTTAAAGGGGATCAGGCTATTGTATATTACTTTCATAAGCTGTTTTAGTTTAACCGACCCGGCCTTCACAGGTGGGACCGGCAGGTTGTTTTACACATGAAAAGAGTATTTTATAACTCTGGATAATCAATAATCGGCCTTATGTTATGCAAGGTTGATTTTACGTTATTGGAAAGCGTTCCTTTAGACATATATAATCTCCAGGCATTTGAAGAATTATACTGGGTTGAAGTCCAATAATAACCCGTTGATAAAGCTTTACCTCCCATAGCTGTTAGTAAATTACCTATTGCTGTTTTGTTACTCCATATAACCGTCATTTGCCCAGCAGAAGGTAAATAGCCAGTGTCACCATTTAAAAAAGTATTATCTTCACACTCACCTGCCGCCTCTGCATCACTCCCCAAAGCTGCAATTGCTGCTGCAGAGTTGGACTTTCCTTTGTAGTCACTTTGAGCAGACGATGAACTGGTTGTTGTCGTAACACCAGAAATCAATCCGCCTGTTCCATCATAATCCCATCTTTTACTTCTAGTGTCTACCATCGTAACACCAATAACAATCCTGGTATCAGCTGTAACTACGGCTACTCCCATTAAATAATCGGTAAAAGAAGCTTTGTCTGCTGTATATACACTTGATTCAACTGCATATATTTGGTTGTCTTTATAGATACAGGCGAAAACGCCATTGGGGGTATCTGCCGGTTTATACCAACCTTCAGGGACTGCATTTCCTTTATACAACAATGATCTTCGTCTTATAGCACTCATAGCTTCAAATTAAAATGGTTCCGAACATCTTACGTAATATTTCCAATTTGCCCACAGTATGGATATTTCTACAGATTGACCTGCAGGTATAGTTACAGGGTTGTCTCCAACTACGACAAGTGTACTGCTATCTCCTGAAGCACTTACGTCCAATTGCAGAGTAATAGTTATATCTGTGGACCCTAGATTTGATACTATAAGAGTTGTTGTAGAACCATGTTCCGGGAGAAAAAACCATCTGGTTAATTTTAGTATATCGTTAGTTTGAGTAGTAATAACGCCTGGGCAACCGGTAATATAAGCCGTCCAAGAACCAGAGGCATAAGAAGGATTGCGTAACCCATTGAATACACCTCTGTTGTACATACTACAGTTACTATCAGATAAATACGATAAATATGTGGTCAGTTTGAATACGCCGCTGTTATTTCCGTTATAACATGGCCACTCAGTCGTGAATGTAATTTTTTTCGTACTTCCGTCTGCAGATACTTCTAAACCATTTACAGTTACATTTCCACCATTACTTACGAAATAGATAGACTTACCAGCTTCAGCGGCAGATATAAAATCGGCTAGTGGGCCTAAAAACGATTCAATATCAGAGAGCGCGCTTAGTATTCCACTGGCACGCCATAACGCTTTAGCTGAGTCAGTAACCGGCACTTTATAAAATTCTACCGCAGAATCTCCTCCTTCATTATCAGTCCAAACGGCTGTACCATCTGCAGACCATTTAAGTATCTGGTTTTCTGATCCGCCAGCCGGTATATGTTTATAACCTGCCGTAGTTGGGTGCACATAATTATTTGCATTGTCAGCAACACCTGTCAACTTGTCTTTATCAGCAGCTGTATAATTGTTGTCCGTATGTACATAGTTTGCATCCTTGACCGTGTTATCATCATTTGTCAGTTGTGATAATTTGGTAGGGATGGAAGTCCGGACATCGGCTATGGTCGTATTGATACCGGCAATAATACCCTCCAGTGTTTGACTGTCTTCTACGTTTGCAAGGAACGCGATTATCTCATTGAAACTTTCGATGGCAGTAGAAGCATTGCCGGACAACAGCGTATCGAGTTGGTTTTGCAATGACGTTACGGCTGCTTGTATATCCGTATCATCATAATTGTTCAGTCCCGCCAGTTTATTCTTCAGTTCCGTTGTAAAGTCTTCGGTAGACAAACCTTTGCCTGCCACCTTCTGCACATACCCTGTTAACAATTCAGCCACAGCCGTGGATGTAGTATAGCCGCTGTCATTGGCCAATTCACTGGTCTTTGTCGGGATGGTCGGCTTATTCAGTATAGCCCCCTTCCCTTCTGTCGCATTCCAATCCGGTTGTACCTGCTCCTGGGGGACATATTCGATAAATGATCCGGATGTACTCCCGTCCGAATCAGGGACAAACAGGTACTTCCTGCCGATTATAAGTCCGGCACCGGATGCTGATACGTTTCCGGATCCTTCACCGGGCAAACCTTGCTGTCCGCGTGGAACTGTCATATTTATCTTATATCGGGGATAACCTTCATCCGTTGTTCCTACAAATTCCACCGTGGCTGATGCCGCTGTCCCCGGATTCCCTGTTGTGACTGTGCCTGTTTCAAAGACAGGTGTTTTCCCGTCAGACCCGTCCGTGCCGTCTGTTCCATCATTACCCGTATCGCCTTTTGGTAACACCAGGTTGATACTGTATTTCGGATTGCCCGATATGTCTGTGCCGTTTGCCGTAACAGTAGCAGATGCGTTTGTTCCTTTTTCGACTGTCCCAATTTCAAAAACAGGGGTTTTACCATCAACACCGTCATCTCCTGTATCGCCTTTGGGCAAGGACAAGGAAATGGTATATATGGGCGACCCATCCGCGTCATTTTCTTTAAATGTTATCGTTGCCGAAGCCTGTTCGCCCGGATTAAGCGTTGTGACCGTACCGGCTTCGAACTTCGGTGTTTTCCCGTCAGATCCGTCAGTACCATCTGTTCCGTCATTTCCCTTATCACCTTTCGGCAAAACAAGGTCTAATTTGTAGATGGGATTACCGGACGTATCAGTCCCCCCTGGAGTCAAAGTAGCCGATGGCGTATCGCCTTTGGTTACATCACCGATCTGTAATTGTACGGTTTTTCCGTCGTTGCCGTCTTCGCCAGGGTTTCCGTCTGAGCCTCGTGGAATGACCAGATTAATCTTGTATCTGGGTTGCCCTCCTTCTGTCGTACCGCTGGCTATGACTTCCGCCGATGCCTCCGTACCGGCATCTCCGGTTGTTGTTGTACCACTTTCCAATACAGGCGTTTCACCTATAGCTTTTTGGCCTGTACTTACTCCATTCACAACCCAATATCCGTTATCGTTGATACTTGGGGCCGCATCACTGGCCACCTGTTTTTTGAAATCACCTACTGCAATACCGGCATCCGTTCCACCTAAATCCGTTTTAGTCCCAAGCAGATAATCGTTATCCGAAAGGGAGGGATACTTTGTGAAGTTTTTGATATCTTTTGTCGCCATGTTATTTAGCTATTTAATAGATATTCGATTGTATCTAAACTGGTAGGAGTGACCCACCCGTTTTGATTAAAAGCATTTGCAAAAAGTTTTAACAATTCCAGTTCCTCCGGTGTTATAAAATATTGAATTACCCTATTCTTCATATCTTCTGTAAGATGTGGTAATTCTATCACGCCTTTTGCAGGACTGGTTATTCGTAGTGATTGCAATTCTTCTCTAGAAAAACCAATCTTATTCTTAAGCGATATAACAAGCCTGATTTGTTCTATTGTTCCAGTCTCCGGCAATAACGCTTTTGTTATTATTACTCTGTCTAATACTGATAATTCCATTTCCTTATTCTTTTACTCGTAAATAACCATTTTCTACATAAACATAGCCGACGGTAGCATCAGCCGATTTTTTCCAAGAATTACTATACAATGTAAACCCTGTAGGAGTAGCTTGTATATTACCGTATATTGGGAAATTAGCCATTGAGGATCTATAAGTCGAAGTCACCCCGTTTTTATTCATCACACAATAATAGTTATTAGTTGGATCCGCGTTTGCGTTTTTAAACACACCTACAAATCCACCAGCAGATTCATCGGCACCAATTCTAACCAAACATTCGTCTTGAGCATTATACATCTGCATTACGATATTATCAGTCTGATATTGATTAGATATTACCATTCTCAAACCATTAACTGCTGTTTGAAATGTACCATATATATTAGCATTTGTAGCTATAAAATTTCCATCTTCATAAAGCCGTATTGGAGCATTATCTCTATTGGCATAATTGGCCCCTAACGCTATGCGTGGATGATCATCAGCATTACCATCTATGACACAGTTCCTGTTTTGGCTCTCTATAACCAAGTCGGAGAACCACCAACCGGCAATATTGGCCTCTTCGATTAAAGCTAACCCCGTAGCAATACTCTCGAACTGTCCCTGAAATGCTTCCCAATACGCGGATGAAGTATTAGGAATTTTGGCGGAAAAAATACCTGCTGTAGGTTTAGCCACCCAATACGTTTTATTTCCGGATGAATCCTCCGTATAAACTGCATCCACATGGGTAGTTGATCCTGTATATTGTTTTGTCGGATCATATTTGCGCCGGAATGTCATGAAAGGACCTCTTGAACCGTCATCCCCTTTTTGGCCTGTCATTTGAACAGGGGTAGTGAAATCATCCTTATAAGTAATATTTCCACTCTCATCTATACGACCGTGGCATTCCGTTGCCCATACTATGCCTTCACCGGTTGGAGGGTCAACAGACCATCCGGACGGTGGGGCGGATGTAGGTGCCGGCGGCCTTGATTCTGATATTTTATAAAAGCGGAATATAGACCAACCATCGAGTCCGTCTGTCCCGTTCTCGCCGTCCGTAACATATTTTGTATAAATAATCGGACTGGAAAAATTGCTCCAGCGCCCGTCTTTTTTTGTTCGTTGAGACATCCAACCTATTTTCCACTCGGAAGTAACGTCGATAGGGGTACTATACCAATCAAACGGTACATAATCATCGTCTTGTGAATTTGTTAATGATGGAGGAGCATAATTTTTTGTAACTGAATAAATATATTGCACACCGGCACCATCCTTGCCGAATTTAGACCACAGGAATACATCGGAGAATGCGCCCCATATGCCGTTTCTCTTTTCGCGCTTACATGACCATTCAAACGGGTTGTTAATGTCCGGACCTGTAGGATCATCAGTCCATCCGGAAGGTACATAATCAGCCACATTTTCAGATGTAGTAGGCCGGGAAGGCTTGTCTGTTTCCGCTAGTGATCGCTTAAATATCCATTCTACATCGGTACCGTCTACGCCGTCGATCACACGGACAATGGTAAATACCTGTTCATAGGTTGCCAGCCCTTCACAGTTGATCTCCAGCTTTATTTCAGCTTTTTCTTCTGTTACACTATGTACAACAACCAACCCGTCCGTAACAGTAAATGTGCACCCGGTACCTACGGCGTTTACAAGGTATTTACCGGTTCCAAGCACTGTGCTGTATCTCAGCAGTTCCGTACCCTTCGTTACCTGTATCTTAGTGGTGATACGGAAGTCCTGTGTAACAACCTGGTCAGAGCCGGTTACTACGTTATTGCCTCCGGAAACAACATCGACCTGCTCCGTCAAACCGTCTTTCGTGTTATATACGGCACTGTATGTTGACAGGGTGACAGAATAAGCGTCCAACCCTTTCAGTCCGCTATCCAATCCCGGAACACTCCACACATTGCCGCCGAAGTAAACATTGTTCAGGTAAATAGATCCTTCCTTTAACGATTCCCCGTTTATTGTCAGATCCGACAGGTCACCCCATTGCGATGAGACATTTTTATCAGGGTGTATCTCCCAGGTATTGACATTACGAAGGAACCTGATATAAGTTCTGGTAGAATAAGAGGATTGCCGGCGTTCTTTTATGATCGGGTTGCCGTATACTGCATATTTCATCGATGCGCAAGGATGCACCGTCGTTCCCGGTTTTAACTCATAACGGAAATGTGCGTTATCTATAATCTCTACCGGGGTAAAATAAGCCGTTGAGAATCCGGCCATGGTTTTAAATCCGGCGCTGTCTGTACCGGATGCCACCTCGTTCCCTGTGAGATTATGGAATATACCGCGACAAAAGTCATTGAGGTGCATGCCGGATAATTCGCCGTCTTCAAGTTTTAGAGTTACGATCTGATTCACCGTGTCGACGGACTCGATCAGGCCGAATGCTATGGCATTCCAGGTTTCACCGGCGATAACATCTACGCGATTGAAGCGTAGTTCCGGAACATTCAGAAGCTCCCATAGTTGGAGGCTACGGGCTTCGATTTCTCCTTTCTCGTTTATGCGGGCTCCCGATCCTAAAAGGCCGCTGATAAAATCGCCAATATTAATTCCTCCTCTGGCTGTCAGGAGGTAATCCGTTCCATCAGGCTTATCCTTACGAATAAACTTCTCTTCCATCTCTGTGACCCTCTTGTCATCTTCCAGTTTTGACTTTAAAGCCGAATAGATGTTGAAATCCGTTGGGATCGTTTCCTCGTCGGTTGACTCAATTATTTCAAGATTGAAAACCCTTTTCAAAGCTTCGGCATCAGCCGCAGTTAAATGGATATCACGGGCAAACTCGGAGTATTCATCCCCCGTCGAGACTATTCCGCTGAGTTCTCCATGGTCTGTTACCCCGACTCCTCCAGTTGAAGTCGATGCCAAAACAGTTGCCCCTCCCAAAGAGGCTCCTTCACCGGTTTCTCTACGCCGTTTGCTGCGTGGTGAAGCCGGGTATTTTTTTTCAATGTAAGTATATTGTTTACTCATCAAACTCTACCCCCTTGTAATTATCAGCATCAAATTGCGCCATTAATATTTCACTCTCATCAGTATCCAAATGCTGAGTTTCACTCAACAACAAGTATTTCCCGGGTTCATGTTTATCTGTATAGACCTCGAATGACGGCAGTAGTGCCGTTGTCCCGGAAATAGTGTTATGCCGTGTTGCATAGTTGCTATAAATGGTACCTATTAAAAGACGTTCGATCTGATCGGTGATACCGGCACGATAAAATGTATTTATAACAGATTTGTTGGAAGACAAGAATAGTTGCCCTAAAGCAGCCGGAGATGGTTCTTTAAGCGTTCCTAACACTGTGTCTATTTTTAATACCTCTTTGGCCGATTTGTTGATCCAGGCGGTATGTTCTATATCTTCGGATTTAAGGGAGTTACTATTCTTATCTACAACTGTGATTTTAGGGTCCTTGTACAGGACCCACCGTACTCTCTCATTTATGTCATCCCTGAGTTTCCAGTTGTTTTTGTCGCCATAATCATAACAAGGAACACCTACGCCGATCTGTAATTCCAAATATCCGGGTTTGTCCGGCATATCGATATATTCAGCCTGATCCATTTTATCAAATAGCAAAGGCAATTTTTCTCCACGGTAATATCCTATAATTTGTTTATTTAACTGCCAGCCTCCCAGTCCAGTCTCGTTTTTTCGATTCCCCTGGTACCAACACATCCAGGCATCTCCCCATGTCCCTTCTCCTGCAACCCATCTGCAATCCTTCCGGGCAAAGCTGTTACTTTCTTTTACCCCCTTGTTTTGCCAGTGATAAATGGCATTTCCTTCAGCATCACGGAGTGTCAGGAGAAACGGTACATAAGCAAAATTGCACCAGTTCTTCAAACGATCCCAATTCCCCTCTTCATTTTGTACCTGTGCTTCTTCAAAAGGGTTGTACCTTACGTCAAACAAAAGGGATAGATTCAACTTTAATTTATACTCTTTCCTGTTATAACCTATATAAGTAAGATAGGGTTTTTCCGGAACTTTAAACAACATGCTTCCTATCGTGGATGTGGCCGGTTGTACATAACTGCGATAATCCGTTCCCGGTCCATTGGTTGTTTGAACAGTCCATGCCACTCCAGCTTCTTCCGCTCCAGAAAATACAGGCTCTATTTTAAAAAATTTCGCTTTTTCACTTTTCTCGATCCCTTCCCCTTTATCCGATAAATATGTGTAAAAGCCAATTTCTGTAGAAGTAGACTCTGTGTATACACGTGTTGTTAACTTTCGCTCTTCTCCAACAGTTTTTGGATCGATCTCCCCATTCAATATGGATGTTTTCTCATAAGGAGAAAAAGTCAGTTTTACATTATTATATACCTTATCGACTCCCAATGTAGAATCATCGGAATCCCAGTTTATTGTAACCGGATTAAATTCGTTGTAAATGCTATTTAAATCACATATAAATAGCATCCCATTTTTTTGCTGCAGACGAACCCCGAAAGGGCGAAGGGTTTCATCCAATACTTCACGGCAGGACATCGGTTCACCATCTTCATCGAAAAAATTGGACAGGTTGACCGATACAGCGTCCAGAATATTTTCCGTACTGTATTGTGAGAGTTTAGTACTGATATGTTCATTTATCGATTTATACCTGATACCGGTTTTAGACAGTATAAAAACAAGAACTTCACGCAGTGTCATAAATCCAACGCGTTCCCATTTTAATCGTTCCAAAACGGCCATGTCTGCAAAAGTCAATGTGACTCCATAATCCGAATGGTACGCAAATGGCTCTTCATACAATTCAGGATCAAGCGTTCCTGACCAATACAAGGATTTACTCCGGTAAATATCCATCCGGACGCTACCGGCTTCAATAGTATACAGATCGACAAACTGCCGATCATTATCACTATACAGTTGTAAGGTCGCATTGCTGCTTTGTACAGGTTCCAGCTTATCCTCCTTAGCCCATTCTATATCCAAAGGAGAGTCACAAAAGGCAATATCTTTTACTTGGCCTGAAAATCCTTCCTGCCAGATTTCTATATCATACAACGTCTGATTCAGGCTGTAGAAACCACCTCTATATCTTAGCTGCATACTCATCGTGTGCGACTCCTTTTGTTTGATTGTTTATGTAAAATCCCCTCCAATACATCTCCTTTAATTCTGAATACCACCGTTCCATTGCCAATACCGCTACCGCTTTCTTCACGAACTATCTTACGGATCATGCCGGAGGGAGCAACGATTTCCGGGTTATTGGATGCACCGGGATATTCACCGATCATTGCCAGCATCGGACCGGAGGCGACTGTACCTCCAGCCAATTTAGGTATCGACATCATTGTCCCGATGATAGCAGCTACGGCCGCAATACCGGCAATCCAACCGAATGGGCCAAGTCCGGCATTCGCATTCATAGCCTTTGCCGTGGCTCCAACTAAATGGGCGTTAGCATTCGTTCGAGTAACTTCCGTATCCACTGTCGTAACACCGATCATTTGTAGTATGGCCGGTATAGCCTGGGCTATGGTATTTAATAATGTGCTTCCCCATTGTAACCATGCACCGGCTGCTTCACCTACCACTCCGCTAAAACTTCTCATGGCATCGGTTATACTAAAAATGCCCTCCTGCATAGGAGTAAATATATCCTCATTTTTAAATGCCGCTTGTAAATTAGCCTTAGCCAGCTTAGCAGCTTTTTTCAATTCTTTTTCACTAGGTCCTGCCGGGGCCAATAGTTTCCCCGTGTCAGGGTTGGTTTTGGGATTATAGGCCTTCATCTTTTTCAGGTTCAGCTTTGCCTCTGGAGTTTCTAATAACTTCATGTCGGGCTTTTGGGCTGCACCAATGATAATGGCACTTTGCATTAATTCCAGTTTCTTTTCCCACAGTTTGATTTCCTTTTCCAAAGCGATGGCCTGTTCCCCCATTGCTTTGGATTGGGTGTCTTTTAAGCTTTTGATTTTATTTTCAACACCACCGATGGTATTAACGTCCTTATTGGCCTCCTTATCGTTTCCCTTCTTTTTTTCAGGTGTTACAATGATTTCTCCAATTTCAGTTATCTGATTCGTTTTTCCCAGGAGCAAATCAACCCGTTTATTAACGGCCTCGACAGCTGTCTCCATTTGATAAAAACTTTTCAGATAATTATATATACCTTTACGGGTATCGCTATTGAATGCTATGCGAGGATTTAATTCCTCTATATTTTTCATGGACTGTTGAAAAGCTTCCCCCAAAGTATCTCCTGCATCCTTCCATTTAGGAGCATCGTCGATTAATGAAGCTATGATCTTGTCAGACATCGATGTGTCTACCCCTTGCTTAGAGAAAGCGTTTTGCATATCAACAATGGCAGCAGACTGTTTTTCAGCGGATTCTTTTAAAATGTCCTCTGTTTGTGAAGCACGAACTTTTAGAGCGATTTGTGAACGTAAACTGCTGTTTATAGCATTATATGCCGTTTTCAATTCTTCCAGACCTGATTTTTCGGTAAGCAGATATGGCATATATTTGCTATACGATTCATTTAGAGCATCAATGGCATACTTACGCGCAACCGTTCCTTCTGCCGTTTTTAAAATGGCGTCATAGGAGTAACGAAGGTTATTGATTTCCTGAAGTAACTCCGTGTTGTATTTTTGAGTTGTTTTTTTCAGTTCTTCAATCGTTTTCCGACTGTGCTCGAAACCTTCGGAAAAAGTAAACAAGTCTTTCGTAAATTCAATAATTTCACCTCCATACATAGATAAGATCGTTACACCTGCAACCAGAGCCGTTTGCCATGAAAATATAGATCCTGCAACTTGCCGCCAAACCGGAACAGCTTTTTGTCCGGATGCTATAAGTGCCTGGTTTTCTTTACGCGTGGTCTGTATGTTGTCCGCTAAAATAGGCAGGTTATTGGATATAGCCAGAAAAAACGTGTTGGCACTGATAGCCAAAGCCGGTAATTCACGTGCAACTTGTTGAACGGACATGTTCAGCATATTGAATTTGGGAACAGCTGTTGTTGCCCCTTTTCCTAAAGTATCCGATACAGTTGCAGCTCCTTTTCCTGCATTTTGGAACTGTCCCCTTAACAGATCAACGGATTTACCTATATCCCTGACCTTGTTTGCTGAAGATGTTGAAACGACAGATATCTTATCGCCTATTAAGCCGAAACCAGTCACGACTTTACTCGCCGCCTCCTGCACCTTGTCAAGTTCCTTTTCTACAATCTTGACCGTAGAAGAGGCTCGATCCTGCATGGAAAGTAAAATCTGATATGTTAGTTTGTTATCCATATTGTCGTTTCAATCGTTCAAAATCTTCTTCTGAAGGTATATTGTTTACTGTTTTTTTCGTTTCTTTTTCCCAATCAAACCGAATGATATCAGTCGGAGATAGCTTTTTTTGTCCCATATATGGAGTAAGGCAACAATGGGCAATGAAACGGGCCTGTTCCCAGCCTGTGCGGAACCGGACAGATTCATATTTGTTCCATTGTTCTGTTATGGCTGCAAATTCCTCCGGAGTCAGTTGCAGGAATTCGGTACGGCTCAAACCGATACAACCGACTCCCAGTCCCAGAAGATCAAGAATCTTTACCCTTTTTTTTTCTCCAGAACCTCAATCTCCCCAGTAATTACTTCAGATTGGAAAGTATCATTCTGCCATCCGGCTAAGTCTTCCGGACTCATGTGGTCAGCCATCCCGATTTCATTTTCAAACGGAAATGTTACCTTGTCAGCCCGGCAGGAAGAGAGAAGACAGCAATAAAGCAATGTAACAACCAGTGACAGGTCTGTACCTGAAATATCCGTAACTTCTTTTCCTGTCCGGTTTTTAAACTCCAGCATAGCACCCATCGTCATCCGGCATGGGTACTCCTTCCCCTGTATTGTGATAATATTCTTTTTCATCAGGCTGTTTTCTGTTTTGTTACGACTTCACCGCTTGAAGAGAACTGAGCGGAATAGGTTACATCTTCCCCGGCCTGGGATGTCTCTTCCAAAGAATCAATGGCGAATTCTCCTTCTTCGTAATCATCCCCGGTTTCCTCCTGGGCAAAACCATATTTTAGTTTAACAAGACTCTTAGCTTTCATCGCGGCTAACAGATACTTTTTGGCAGTGTCTCCAAAAGCTCTGAGAGCATCGGCTTTAATGCTTACCGTCACCTTTGTAATACGTTTTTCCGGATTCCCTCCCGGACTGTCTTTGGTCAGGCGTTCTTTTGTTTCTGTACTATAAGTGATCGTGTGGTTCGTAGCTAACGCCTGCGCTTCCCATGTCGGGTTTCCGCCTGATCCGCCAGTATTGATATACAGCATCAAATCGCGACCATCCATCACTTCTCCGTCTTTATGTGCCATCGTTTTATTATATATTTAATTGTTATGAATAATAACATTGTTAAAACACCGTATAAATACCATTTCAATTTTGTCCAGAATGGTATTATAAACGGTTCTCTGGTTACCTCCTTTTGCCTCAGTTCATCCCTGGCCTGGTGCAATTGTTCTTCCAGTTTATAGATTATTTGTTGAAGACTGTCACAACCGGCACTCACAATAAGATTTCCGTCTTTAATTCCGACAGAAGCAGTGGCATGTCCGGATTTTTTTGTATATACCGCTCCACCAGGCAATTTACGGAGGCTGTCCAGCGAAACTGTCAGTTCTGCCAGGCTCGCCGGGATGGTCACGGGGAAAACGGAAACCTTTCTGTTCCATTCGAGACTGTCCAGAGCGCGGATAGAAGTATTTTCGTTCATAGTCCTGCACGAGCACACGAGAAGGACAACGATTCCAATACTTGCAAGACTTAAGTTTTGTAACAATACCGGCCAGGACAGCCACTTCTTCTTGTAAATTCCTAACAGCATCATATAAATTTATAATGGTTTCATTATCACGTTCTGCCATGTGCCGGGATACGTCTTCTTTCTCCAGTTTGCCTTTCTTTCGTAACACCGGAATATTTATTATCCAGTTTAATACGACCAGCAAACCTCCGCTGGTTCCCAGCACTTCCAGTATTGTATCCCAGCCCATTTGTCATTATTTTTTCTTATTTGTGAAAAGTCCGATGACCCATTGTATCAATCCTGTATCTGCAACACCGTTAGCCGCCAAACCGGCCCCCAGACCATACAGGAGTGCAATATACCAGTCAAGTCCATTGAGAAAGCCCAGTTCTTGCCACCAACCGAACATACAGATTGCAATACCGATTATCCAGGATAGAATCTGAGTCACTGTCGGTTGCATTTTAGGAAAGAAACCTTTCATGACTTCTACAATGACCGGAATTACAGCTACAATTGCAGCCAGGGAACCGAATACAGCTCCATAATCAGTTATGCCCGGATCCGGATTGGCAACCACTTGCGCAATGACCGGGATACAGAAGAAAAAAGAAAAAAAAGCGATAATGGATAAATAGAAAATACGTTGTTTCATTTTGTTTGAGTTTACTGATTTATACCAATTGATTCAAGCCATTTTTGAACATCGAAGCAAGGACAGGCTTTTGCCGCCAGTTCATTGTGTCCAACAATCCGGACATCAGGGAAACGTCTGTGAAAATCATTCACATAGGACTCTAAAGCTCTAAGCTGTTCTGCTGTACGGGTATCTTTAGGTTTCCCGTCGGGATGAATGCCTCCGACATAGACAACATGTCTACTTATGCTATTCTTGCCAGCGACACCGTTTGTGATTTCCCAGCAGTCAACAAATCCATCCTCATTGTTTTCGACCAGCCTTTCAACGGTTCCGTTCAGATGGATCATGTCCGTATAACCGACCTGTTTCCAGCCCCGGCCTCCCTGCTTGACCGGGGCTGTGTGCCAGCGGCGAATATCGTCGGAAGACACTTCCCGGCCGGCAGGAGTAGCAGTGCAGTGAATGACCAGATATTTTACCTTATTCATCAGGCTTTATCTTCCAGCAATGCGATTACACCTTTCTGGTCATCACGAAGGATATCGGCACCGAAACGAGTATATGACTCGATAATGGTTCCTCCCAAATACCCGGGGGCCTTGGCATTGACTATTGTATTAACTTTACCTTCAGCGCGACAAACCAGTTGGTCATTCCAAAATAAAGCCCCGGAAAGCAGGGTGTCTTCCACCTTTGCATCACCGGAAAGAGGGATTGAACCTTTATACAAAACGCCACTATGCCCTTCTCCTGTGGAACGGGAAAAAATATCGATTCCAAGAATACGGCCGACAATGCCTTCTTTCAACTTGCTTTCATTTCCGGTTTTGTAATAATCGACAAAGTCGGGGATAGCCAGCAAATCCGTGTATTGGTCCGCTGTAACCATACCGAACCAATTGCCACCCAGATCAGAGACTCCCATACGCATCATCAGGTTCAGGACTTTTAAAAAGTCAGCCTTTGTTATCGCTTTGCGTTTCGTTGTAAAACCCATGATGTTGGAGGTTCGTCCTTCTCCGGTTGTTTTCATTATATTGGTCGCTAATGACGGACACCAGTGTTTAATAGCATAGGCCGCTACTTTTGTATTGATCTCAGATGCCTGCTGCTGTTGTTTAGAGGCCCGTTTATTGTAATTGACCATCAGTTCGGATTGAGAGTCAATAAGGAGCGGTTTACAATAAATCAACGTTGTATCGTAATACTTGGTTTTGTCTGTCGATACCTCGATAGAAAGAGGCAATGATTTGGGAGCACCTTCTTCCGCTTTGCCGATTTCCCCTTGTACCGGCTTTTCTACCCTTTCGGTTGTGTCTGCAACCCCGGATTCTCCAATAGATTTTTTGTAAAAGCTATTGTCCGGATAGATTAGTTTCTGTAATTCGTTCGAATAAATCGTAGGTCTGATTTCTGCCATATTTTAATCAATTTGGACAGCTGCTGCTGTCTGGATAAATGTTACACCGTCAAATACATATTCCGCAACTTTCGTTTTACCTGCTACACCTGCTGTTTCAGCACCGGTCATGCCTTCACCCGGTATCAGTGTTTCTGTTGCGGTCGTTTTTGTTTTTATGATCAAACGGGCGCCAGGTTCGACATCCCGACTGATCGCAAGGTTCAATGTACGGTCTCCGGTGGCAACCACAGAGGCTCCGTCCACAATAGTCAGGTTGTTGTAAATATCAACAGCCTGGTTGCCTGTAGCCGTAAGGGCGACTAATGTAGCCGTTCCAAAGGGCCATTTGGCAATTGGGTTTTGTAATTCGTTGTTCATTATTACTCAATTGAAGATTCGTACTCGTCCAAAAGGCGGTTAAACCGTTCCGGATCATCTTTTTCCATTTGTTTTAAAGCCTCCGGGTTGTGGCTCTGATACCATTTCCAGTCATGTTTGGAACCGGTTCCATTTTCATTCGCCTTACGTGCTGTCTTATTGATCACATCACTCAGGCGGCGGGATTCAGCTGTAGCTTCCGGTTTCCGGGTGAGAGGTTTGTCATCCCCATTATCCTGGATATCAGTCTCCGGAGTTTCTGTTACCATTTCGGCAAACAAATCAAAATCAGCAGCAGCCAGCCGCGTCATCCGTTCCTTGTTCTTGTCCGTTACAGAACCGTTCTTTTCTCCCAATGCGATAAAGCGGTCAATGACGGCCTGTTCCCGTTCATTCAATGTTTTGTCTTTAGCGCGTATGGCCTCAATGATTTGCTGTTCCGTTGCATTTTCAGGGAGTCCCAACGCTTTTGCGATTTCGTTCATTTGATAATTCTTTTTTGGTTGTTGATATTCGTTCATCACCCGGTTCATTAACTCCCAGGTGGTCAGGTTGCTTAATTCCTCTTTTCGGGGAGTCGATAGTACTTCATCCGCTAATCCGGCCTTCTGGGCTTCTTCGGCATTAAACCATGTCTCATCCTTCATTAAGGACGCTATCTTGTCCTTGTCACATCCGCGACGGGATAAAATCGTTCGAAGCGTGTCTTTGATAGAGTCTAATGCTTTTATGTCTTTAACAGACAACTTCTCTTTTCCTTTTCCGGCGAAAAAGGGATCGTGGATCATCAGCTTGCCATAGTCTTGTATGCTGACCTTATCGGCACTGATTGCTATAACAGCCGCCATACTTGCAGCAATTCCATTTACATGGGCATGGATGTAGGCCTTGGCACTGAGAATGGCTGAAACAATGGACAACCCTTGCGATACGCTTCCTCCGTCACTGTTGATCAGTATATGGATTGTGTCTACTTCACCATCCAGTTCCGCTAAATCATGCCCCATACGATTTCCGTCGACATCTTTCCCGATCACACCATACATCCGGATGGTAGCTTCCCGTTTCTCTTTATTTATTATGCGTTCATAAGCTGTCATTTTATTCGTTGTTGATTGATTTCAAAAACAAAGAAAATGTCATAAAGCACTGTGGACAAACAATGTTGCAAGGGTTGAAAGAAATATTCCAACCCTTGCAACATTGCTTTCTGAGATCGTAAAGGAGATGCAATTTTGCCTAAAAAGTACGCGAACATGAACGACAAAGAAGCTGCATACATATTATTTAAGGAAGGAGTAGCCCAACAGGATATTGCACGTATTTTAGGGCGGTCGGAGCAAACGATCACCCGCTGGAAGAAGGATGGTGCCTGGGATCAAAAAGCCACTGAAGACCTGATGGCCATGCAGACAATCCATGAAGACACCCGTGACCTGGTACGTTACCAGTTGGCAACGCTCCGCAAGCTGAAGGAACAGTATATCACAGCTGAAAAAGAAGGCGGAGAACCTCGTCTGATAAGCAAGGGAGATATTGACGGAGCCCGGGACCTGTTCAATATGATCAAGGTTAAGGAGGCTGACTGGACCACACTTGTACGTACTGTCCGGCTGATCAACAAGTTTTTAAAAGAGAACTACCCTACACTGGCCCGTGACACGGCTCCGGCCCTGAATGACTTCTTAAATAAACAGAGAGGAGGTTTGTCATGAGTTTAGAGCGTAATTTAACCCGCAAGGAGCAAAAAGAGTATGAAGAATGGCTAAAAGAAATGCAGGAAACTGTCCGGCTGCAACCGATTCAGGAAGAAACAGAAACGCAGAAAACAAAACGCATAACTTCACTTAAAAAGGATTTTACAAAATTCTGCCGTTACTATTTCGAAGACTTTATGGATGCCGATTTTGCGTGGTTCCATAAGAAAAGCATTAAGTTGATAGTTGAAAAAGAAGACATTATGTTCGCAGGAGAATGGCCGCGTGAACATGCCAAGTCTGTGATAATGGATGTTTTCCTGCCAATGTATTTAAAGGCATTGGGTAAGTTGACCGGTGTGGTTTTATCATCGGCGAATGAAAACAAAGCAGACGGGTTGCTGGCTGACCTGCAGGAACAACTTATGTTTAATGAACGCTACAAGGCGGATTATGGACCACAATACAAGTCAGGGAAATGGGATACCGGACATTTTGTTACCAACGACGGAATTGGCTTCTGGGCCTTCGGTCGGGGACAGTCGCCTCGTGGTGTGCGTGAGGCAGCTTTGCGCCCGAACCTGATCATTGTCGATGATATTGACGATGCGGAGATTTGTAAAAATGAAAAACGCGTACAGGATGCCGTAGATTGGGTATTAGGAGACTTGTACGGTTGTGCCCCTACCAAAGGAAGCCGCTTTGTAGTGATCGGTAACCGTATCCACAAAAAAAGTATTCTGGCGCATATTATCGGCGATGTAGAGGAAGGTGATCCGGTGAAAAGCAGCATTACCCATCTGAAAGTATATGCGCTGGAGAATCCCCGTACCCACAAAATGGACCTGTCCGAAAAAGGTGTCCCTGCCTGGAAAGAGCGGTACACCCGCCAGCAAATCCTGACTAAGATGGAAAACATGGGGCGTCGTCTGGCCCTTCGTGAACTCTTCCACCAACATATCGTAATCGGACGTGTTTTTCGCGAAGAACATCTTCCCTGGGCTGACCTGCCGCCGATCCAAAACTGCGAAAAGCTGGTAACCTATTGCGATCCTTCATATAAAGACTCTAAGAAAAATGACTTCAAGGCAATTGTTTTGATTGGTAAAAATGATAAGTATTTTGATATATACGATGTTTTCTGCCGCCAATGTACCACTCCGGAAATGGTACGCGGGCATTATGCTCTGGCAGACGAAGTCCCTGCACGCAAGACCTGTCCTCACTGGATGGAAGCCAACTTTATTCAGGACATCCATTTGGAAAAATATGACGAAGAGGCCGAATGTCGCGGTTACAGTATTGCCATCCGTGGCGATAAACGCGATAAGCCGGATAAAGGGGAACGTATCGAAAACCTGTCCGCGTTTACCGAACGAGGTCGTATTCGTTTCAACAAGGCTTTAAAGCATAGTCCTGATATGCAGGAACTACGACAACAGTTTCTGGGTTTCCCGGATGCTCCGCATGATGATGGCCCTGATGCCGTAGAAGGAGCAATATACAAATTAAACAAACCGGGATTAAAACAAACCGGCGGACTACGAACTACAAAATATAAACGTAATAAAGCAAGACGACCATGGTAATAGACTATCTGCAAACTTGCGACTTCCTTGTATTCATAACGGAAGCCGCCCTGAAAAAATTAATACGGGACAATGATTGTAAACTGTTGGAAACCGAAAAGATGGCTTATGGGTATATATATGAAAAATTAAGTGCCCGCTATCAAATCCATCAGGAACTTTCAAAAAACAGCGAAGCACGGAATTCAGCTTTTGTACGCTGGATGACAATACTGGCGGTATATTATCTCTATCAGTCCGTTCCGGACGATGATATACCCGAACGTGTCAGAATAAATTATGAGGACGTTTTGAAAGAAATCGACAGGGTTGCTGCCGGAAAAGACAATTGTACATTATCCCCTGTTTTGGACAGTTTAGGAAAACCAAAGACTTCCTTTCGCTGGAGTTCCAGTCCGCGCAGAAGCCATAATCCGTTTGGTTGATTAAAATCTTATTTAAACATCCTGTAAACGTATTTAAAATGGATATACAAAAGATCAAACATAAACTGATAATCGCTCTTGGGGGGCGTAATACACCCCGTAAATCTTCGCTACTGAAACGCCAGGGTCCCACACGGGTAGACATGGAAATGGACAAACTGGTACAAGCCGCTTTGAATGCCCTCGATCCGGAAAATTCAGACAGGTTGGATTTGCTGGACATTTACAACAATACATGGAAGGATAGCCAGGTAATCAGCGAACACGAGAAAGCAGAAGCTTTTCTGATAACGGAGCCATTTGAAGTCAGCAAGGAAGGCAGTGAAACAACTGACAAAAAGCGTACCCGGTTATTGAATCGTCCCTGGTTTACCCATTTTTTGACAATAGCTATGGATACAGAATTTTGGGGACCCCAATTGGTTGAATTTGGGGATTTGGATGCCAATGGGGAATTTGTCGATGTAAGCGTTTTTCCTCGTGAGCATGTCCGTCCGTTCGAAAAAATAATAACGATCAATCCGTGGGACCATGATGGTATTCCATACGGCGGACATGAAACGGAATACTTTCTCCTGCCGCTGGGTGATCCGGAACATTTAGGCAAATTGGAGAGTATCAGCCGGGAAATAATCTGGAAAACCTATGCCCGAAGTGATTGGTCTGAATATAATGAACGTTTTGGCAAGCCTTTCATTGCTTATGAAACTGATACGGACAATGAAGAGGAAAAAGAAAAGGCGATGGAAATGGCTCAGCGTTTTGGCTCTGACCTGGTGGGTGTAATCGGCAGTAGAGAAAAATTGACCGTCACAGCAATCGCCAGTAAAGAAAGTTCTGACAATTATAAAAGCCTGGCAGACTTTTGTGATGACCAGATCGCTAAAATGATGAACGGACAAACAGGAACCAGCAAAAATGCACAATGGGCCGGAACAGCAGAGGTACACGAACGTATTTTGACCGAGTTTACAAAAGCCAGGTTAAAAAAAATACAGGACATCATAAACTACCGGCTGTTCCCGTTCCTGATTGCACATGGTTACAATTTGACAGGATATGAGTTTCAATTCTTTGGATTGAAAAATAAAAAAGAAAATACGGTTGACAACAAAAGTTATGATGAACCGGATCCTTCCAAGTCTAATGAACCGAGTCCGGAAGACGAAAGTTTTTTGGGTTTTTTCGGCCATGCCCGGAAGCCAAAGGAATAGGCTTTGCCGGGCTGATAGACCAGCTATACACATGCCATTGCCCGGTTTGTGCAGAGAATGACTCCCCGTCTTATCATATCGGAATGGATGAACGGGTAAAAGAGGCTGTCCTGAAGCGTATCTATGAAAATTTCGATGTCAGGCATAAGATTGAGCCGGAATTGTTCCGCCAGACTTGGTACAAATTGAATGAGGCTGTAGACAAGGGAGTTGGGAAGGAAGTCAAATTGGGCGATCCCGATTATAGGTTCCTGCATGAGTTAAAGACAAACAATGCTGTCTTTGCGGCATTTAAGGCACACCGCGAGCAAAATGATCTGGCTGCATTACTGACCGATGAAAATGGGAAACAACGCAGCTTTAACGATTTTCGGAAAGCATCGGAGGTGATCATCGGAAAGTATAACGTAACCTGGCTGCAAACAGAGCATGCCAAAGCGATTCGTTCCGCCCGGTTCGCTGTCCGGTTTCGAGGATATTTGGATACGATAGACCTTTTCCCTAATGGAAAATGGTTGCCAAGCCGGGCTGCTGAACCAAGGGAGTCGCATATGCTGTATTACTACAATATCCGTTCCCTGCTTGACTCCTGGTGGAAAACGCACTATCCGGGGGCTGAATGGGGGTGCAAGTGCGACATGGAAAATACAGATGAACCGATCACCCATATCGGTGACAGGCCGGTTTCTCCTGAAGAGATATCCACGAAAACGGATAAACAGGTTGTCTCCCCCGGGCTGGATCGGAATCCGGCCTTTACAGGAAGTATCTTTACTGATAACCACCCATATATTAAAGAAGGATATCCCGAAGCCGGAGAAGCGGTGAAACAATTCATCGAAAAGGAACTGACAAAAGAAGAAGTAAAGCAATCCCGAACTACTGTCCGTCAGTGGGCCAAAGAAAAACTCATCGGGAAAAGCATGCAAATGGCCGGATTGGATAAGCCTGTTTCTTTCACCTCTACAGGTATCAAAGAAGCATTGAACCAGCCGCACAAATTCTTATTGGAGAAAAATGAGGCTATACGTCATATTGAATCATTGCTGAAAAATGCAAAATATGTTCGAACCGCCCCGGATGTGAAAGGCCGAAATTTCAAGTATCATTACTTCGAAACAGAAATTGCAGGGAAATCGTCCTTTATTGTTATCAGGGAAAACACAGATAACAAACTGACCGATTTTTATAGTATCGTAGAAAAGCTGAAGAGTGATTAAAGCCCTCGCCGAAGGATATGCAATCCAACGCAGAATCTTTAACCACTCTTCAATAGCACAAATATAGGAAATCTTTTTTGATATGCAAAATCCGGATATAGAAAAAATAATCATACGACAGGTAAAAAAAGCGAACAGATGGTGCAAAGAGAAGTTGCCCGATCTGGTTGGCAAGGAAGCCGTAAAGCATTTCAAGGACAACTTCAGACAGGAGGGATTCGTTGACAATGGCTTGCTAAAATGGAAAGACGTAAAACGTCGGGATCCGCAAAGCGCATGGTACGGATTTGATTATAAAGGAGAAAAACGGGCAGATCACCCCGTTAAGTATGGAAAAAAAGGCAAACGGCTGAAGGATCAAAAGAAACTTAATTTTAGCAGGGCTGCCACAAGACGGAAGATTTTAACCGGGAATACGCTGGAACTTCAGGACAGTATCCGCTATATTAAAGCTCCCGGCCAGGCAACCATTACTTCAGACAAGCCTTATGCTTCTGTCCAGAACAATGGCGGACCGATCAAAGTATTCGGAAAGAAAACCGTACAACTCCAGGCACGTCCTTTTATAGGTGACAGTAAGGAGCTGAATGAAAAGATCGATAAAACAATCTTTGAGGGACTCGATGTGATTTTTAATAACAAATAAAATTCTAAATTCTATGTATTACAGTATATACAAAGACATGAAAGGCTTGATCGCTGATGAATTCGGAATCGAACTCGATCCTAAAACTGGAATTGTTAAAGATGCTTCCAATAGTCAGCTCAAGGATATCCAATGGTTCAATAATCAGTATGAAGGCGTGATCCACACCTCTCCGGTTGTTTTTATCGAATTTTCAGAATTGGATATCTCTTCTCTAACCAAACAAACCGATTCGACGGATATCGTTATCCGTTTGCATGTGGTGGCCGAAGTAATGGATGAATCGGATGGAGATGTATGGGACGAAGATGTTTGCAGGCATGAAAAACTGGCACATAAAGTTCTGGAAACTGTAAAAGACTGGCGACTGGAATTCAATGGTCATGAAACTCGTCCGCTTCGTCCGGTTTCCTGGACACATTATCATAAATATAATGGTTGGATGGTCACGCTCATTGGCCTAAAAACTAAAGGCTAGCTGACGTTTGTCTTCTTCCTTCTTTTTCCGGCCGAACTTAAGTTCTTGTTTAGCCGGATAAGAGAGCCAACGGTTGAATGTGGAATATGATATTAAAAAGGAATCCCGGATGAAGTTCTCATAGACATACAACTGAGACACACCACGCTTCTTTTGTTCAAGCACGATATTCTGTACACGAATCATTTTCAGTAATGTATTCTTGTTGTTGTATGCCATAACGAATAAAATCAATCAACCTGTCACAAAGTTAACGGCATAACCAATATGGTGCAAATAAAAAAGCCCGGAAGTTATATCCGGGTTTTTTAGTTAATGAAAAAACATATTACCAGCTAAAACAGAGGCGTTTTCTTCTTTTGACAGACCAATGTAGTGCATGAAAGCTTCTTCTGTTTTATGACCGGTTATTTTCATTATGCGTAAAGCTGGTATTCCGGCCAGAAACATGTTCGTTGCAGCACTTCTTCGACCCGAATGAGAGCCTATGCGTTCCCATTTCGGAACCATTTTGGATATACGCTCTAAACCAATCGTCCTTTCATAAGGAACAGCCTGGGTTATTCCTGCTTTACGGCAAACCTGTTTAATCACCTTGTTGAAATGCTGAATGCAGGGGCACTTAGGTAACTGGCAATTGTACTTTCGAAGTAAGGCACGAACATATTTGGACTGAGGAATAATGACCAGCGTTCCGGTTTTCAGGGTTTTAATCTGGATAACATTATCAACAAAGTTCTCTTCCTTCAACCTGGAAAAATCAGAAAATCTCAAACCGGTCATACAGGCTACAACAAATAAATCACGTACAATTTCTTCCGCTTTTGTCAATCCATTATAAACATATATCCGGGTGATTTCGTCACGATCTAAAGTTATTACATCATGTTCATCTACTTTAACATTAACTCCGGAATAAGTATAATCGATATCATACCCACTGAAAGATGCCATTTTTAGCAGTGTTTTCATTCGTACAAGTATATTGAAAACTGTCGAACTCATTAACTGTGCGGAGGCTTGCAGATAGTAAACGAAGTCTTCCATCATTTCCATGCCGATTTCATGGGTCATAGGGGAGAGATTGTGCTGATTGCAAAAGATTGAAAAATGCCTCAGTGCATCCCGATAGCACTTTTTTGCCTTTTCTGTTTTACGGCACTTCGACAGGTAGGTGGATGCAAATTCCAGGAAAAGCATACTGCGTAAATCTTTGTTTGTAGACAACCTGTTGGTGTAAGCCGGTTGTCTGTTTACCGATAAATTAAATACTTGTGCTCCCATACTATTGGTAAATTTAAGATTAAGCCCTACCTTTGTAGGACACTGGTTAAATTCTACTTATACAGTATTTAAATACTGTGAGAGAGTTTACAGAAGCCGTTCGAGTTGCAGCCGGACGGCTTTGCTGTTCTTATTCAGATTGTTTCATATTTTTCGTATTTGAGCTATTTCCAGTTGTTCGGAATTTCCGAACAACTACTATCAAGATTGATCGGGATTTCCGATTAATCTATTCTTCGAAAATTTTATCTACATCTTTATCGTCCATCTCCTCAATATCTTTCTCTTCTGGCTGATAATACACCTCCGTATTGGTATTCTCCCAGTCCTCTTCGTAGATATCACTATCGCCCGCTTCGATGGCCAATGCTTTTGCTTCTTCCTTGCTGTTTGCTTTAACAAATACACCTATACATCGATGTACGGTTACTTCATAGATTTTCTTGTCGTCCATTTCTTATATTTTTAAATTATAAATTGTAACTGCAATATCTACAACTGCCTCCAACAGCAAGTATACATGCTGTTGATGTTTCATAAGGGCATCCCTCCGGCTTGGAAATATCAAACTCTAATTTTTCATCTTCAACAAAGGGAATAAGCCCCGTGAATGCATGTTCACTGCCAGCATTATTGCAGCATCCGAAATGCTCAAATAATTGCCATAAGAGACAGGTATATGTATCACCTGACTTATAATCTGTTTTGAAATAGATACTTTTGAATTTCATTTTCAGAAACGTATTATTTTCATTCAGTACTTTTGTACCTTCTTCTGTCAATATGACTTGCACTTTATCGTTTAATTCCATAAAGCTCATTTATTTTTAATTGTAATTATTAGTCATTTATACTTTTGAGAAAAAAGCCATTATCTACTCTTACAAATAAATCAATAGCAAAAAGCTGTTGAATAGCAGAATTTTCATGTATTTGATGCAGTTCGCACAATTCATTGAATTCTCCATCAGTCATAAATTGATTCTCATTACTTTGAATGAGGGATATACAATCTAAAATAAAAGTTCTATTCATATTATTCGTTATTTTTTATATGATTGAATTAATATTGTTCTATCAAATCTCTTTTCATCCAAGAGACGAGGAGCACCGTAAGATATATCCCAAAGCCGGTATTCTTCAAACATCTTCGTTTCCGAATTCATTTTTAGTGTCAATTTCCCAATCTTTATAGCTGTTTCTTTTGTGGGGAAAAACACATCACAGCCTTTAATGGTTAATCCCCACCTGGTAATAGTCTTTGTCTTAGCTTCAAGCATACCTTCAGTTATTCTTCAGTTATGTAACCCGGTTCAAAATACTCGGTATCGTCTGCTCCTGCATCATTAATATGCCCCGCAGTAATGTATTTTATACTATGCTTATAGTCGCTACCTGCAGCTAAATGCAATGGTTGAGCATGCTCTATATCTTTTGTTTTATAGACACATAGCATATCACTTTTTGCAAGGATCGTACAACCTGATTTCCTTAGTTTTTTAATCCTGTCGGCTATCTCTTTCGCTAACTTCTCTTGATTGGCAGTAAACTGTCCAGTTTCACTGTATTTCATAATTCATAACTTTTTATGTTTGAGTATTACAGTGATGAAACAAACTCTCTCAATTTTGACTGATATAATTCTCTTTCTTGATCTTCAGTCTCCACCAATTCATCATATAGTGTTCTATCAAATACAGATTCGATAGCATCTTCACAAAGTGTTTGAAGTTTCTCCGGCTTTACTGCATCTAATTCAACCTGTCCTAATCCATCCCATTTCGCTGTTCTGCTATCTGTTTTCTTCACTGGTGCAGGCGGTAATCCCCAATCAAGAACTTGATATTCCATTAATGCAAATCTTCTTACCTCTATGCTTTCACATCCCAATTTTACAATGTTTTCTTTAATAGCACGTGGTATATCTTCTCCAGAAGGATCATAATCCCCAAAATAAAGAATGACTGGTATTTTCCCTTTTCCCTCTGCTTCAATAAGTCTTTGAGTCGCCTCATTTAAAAAGGTCAAGGACGGATAACCTTTACATGCGCCAAGAGCAACACCTTTATAAAAGCATGGTTTTTGAAAGACACCTTGAAGGGCTTTTTTTTCAATGAATACTTCAGGGTAATAGGGCTGATTTTCCCATCTGTTTTTATTGTAATAATCCATCCATGCTTTAATTTGCTCTTTTGCTTTGTCAACGGATGAATCCAAATCTGTAAACTCAAAATCTGTTTTTCCAATCATAGAACGGTCATGGTCGGAAAATGTATCAAAATCTACAAGGCCAGCCCATCGAGCATCAATCATAGCACTTACTACACGTTTATAATGTTGTAGTGTGTTTGTCATACCTATTGATACGAGCTGATAATGAAGTCCACGAAGGGTTAACATCCCTTTTTCGTATTTACTAATAATAGCTATTGAATTATCTATTATCCATTGCTTGTTAAATATATCTTTTGCCATAGGTTCAATTCTTTTTAATGTATAATTTATAAATGCCGGTCTTTCCCGGCTGTCATCCTTTGGTTTTGTGATAACCTTAACGCTGGTGCAGGCACACAAGGCATCCTCTTCATGCGGGCAATGATGCCGTTTAACCCGCCCCGTTTCTTTTAGTTGTTATCTAATTCCGTAATAAAATCTTTTAACTGTTCACAGCCACATTCTCCTTTAGTTTGTAGTTAAGGGCACGTCTCCCAAGAAAGGAAAAACTGTCACATTTAAAACCTTATCGTTAAAATGGAGAGCGTGCCCAGATTATTATTACTTTTGCTGTGTCACATTTTAAAATTATCGTTATATGAAATTAACTGAAGAACAAAAGCTGAAACTTCAGCAGAACTTAAAAGGAAATGGTATTTGCTCTAACTGTGGCTTCAACGGTGGCGTAGAACCATTAGACGCACAATTTCAACTACAATCTCCTTTAATTAAAAATGGTGTGATTGATCTCAATGCACCTATTAATTCATGGCCTGTTATCGCACTTAGATGCCCAAAATGTGGACTCATTTCACTTTTTGACTCTAAATTCCTCGACATTTAGCCATTGTAGTATTTTAAACGATTTCTGTTTTTTGATTGCCGTATTTGATTCATTCTTGTACGGCTTTCTTTGTTTAATGTTAGTTTCCATACTTATTTCTTTTTAAACTTTTGTTCTTGTTCCGTAATCCAGTCGTATATCTCAGGCCAGGGAGGTAAACCACCTACCTGCTTGTCGTCAATATAAACGTGTGCATATACCTTACGGGAGTCGTCGCCATAAATAGCAACATTCAGAGGTTCGTGAGCATTAATACGATCAAAAGGAATACCTTGCTCCAACATCCAGTTAAGTGCATCCTCCAACCTCTTGCCTTGCCGACAAGTCCAAAGGATCAGATAGTGACCGTCGGATTTCAATTTATTCATGATCTCTACCACATAGGGTTTCGGATTTCCTATTTCCGGATATGGCCCCATCGAGAGGGTTCCATCAAAATCTACTGCTATAATCATTGTCCTTATTTTTTTAATGTTATAAGATCGCTGCTGATCCAAATTAATTCGTTATCCTCCTCAATGGCGATTTTACGGGTGTGGAAGTCTACCGATATAATATCGGTCTGGACGTTATCAACGGCGATCTTCATACCAGATCGCCATTTGATAGAGTCAAATTCATTCGTCGTCATGGGCTTCTTCTTTTTCAGAGGCTTGATACGGGAATACATCCATGATCATCGTCTCAGAGACGGATGCAATCACATAATCGGACATTGTGCCTTTCATACCTTCTTCCAGTACATCGATAGCTTCTTTCAGTGTGCTAGCCTGTGCAAGCATATATGCTGCTGTTTTCTTTTCTAAATGGCTTTTTTCGTCGATTGTGATAAAATATACTTTAATCTTGTAGAAACAATCGCCATTTTTGTTGAAAAACAATTCTGAAAGACGGGCACGTTTAACATCTACTACCGTGAATTCTCCGGTGATAAACGGCCGGACTTCTTCTATGATTCGGGCTTCTGCCTCTGTAAATGACAAAGCGTCGACTAAATACGGTTCCGTGACTTTTTTCTGCATTCCATTCTCCATCACTTTTTCGAAGGAGACTTTACATGTAAACCAACTATGCATAATATTCTGTTATTTAAATAATATAGGTTCTTTACTTTCTTTCTGATATTCTAATAGACATAAGTCTATTAATTGAGTTTCCCAATTAATTCCGGGGCGATTTTTGTACATATTCCGGAACATTTGACGACAATCTTCCGGAGAAAGTCCTGTATCCAACTTGGATATAAACAGATGGATATCATTAAGATGGATACATCGTACATCTAAAATTTTAGCGTCACCCTTCCATACTCCTTTCAGATATATCTGTTTAACGGCTCCAACACAATATTTGACCGGATTGTGTAACCGCATCGTAGTAAATGCGTTACAATTAAGTTTCCCGTTCCAGTTTTGTGTGAATTCAATTCTTTCGGTCATGACTTTATAGTATTTTCCTGTTTGTTCTTTACATTTAAAGCAGTAGATCATCCATTTACCCTCCTTTTTTGTCACCCTGGATACTGAATACTGAAAGCCGCAAGGGCAAACATATATCCAGTATCCCGGGGTGAGGGTTACAGATTTAACTTTTATCCGGGACATCAGGCCTTTGTTGCCGATAATGGCAATGGACGTTCTATCCCTTTATCATCCTTCTCAAATAAAAGTAGGGAGATGCTTGTCATTTCTTCATAAATGGACTTTTTGATACATTCGGATGCTTTCAACAATAGTTCGTCCCCATCTTCCTCTGCTTTCTTAATGAACTTGATCAGGCTGTAAGGGGAGTAATTGCCTTTCGTGTCCTTTACCAGCAGGTCGTCGATATAAGAGATAAGGCGTTTACTTTTTTCACCGTCAACCTGGTTAGACATCCATTGTTTGGCAAACCCGATCCCGGCCTGTATGCCGTCATCGTAGCAGCATCTTTTGTTGTTGCGCATTTTCACCTTCTTTTCGGCATCTTCCGTTTTAAAGGTGTAGCTCTCCTGGTCAGCCTTTGCCTTGTTGTGTTTTATCTTTTCGTCAACAAGAGGTTGCAGTTTCTCGATCCATTTTTGTTTGAACATCACGATGGCATTGCTTATCGGTTTGGCATCCGCGAACAATTCCTGAACCAAATCGTTTTCCAGCTGTGCCAGGGCCTGTTCGTCCTGCTGCTTCTTTTCTTTTTCCTGTCGTTTGAGGGCATCCGCCTGCATAAGGACAGCATCCAGTTCCTCTTTACTTAATTTGCTTAAATCAATTGTTGTTGTCATACTGTTTGTTTTTTAGTTGATTTACTATTCTTTATATCATTCAATTTTGTCCATTCTTTCCGGAGATCATCGACCTTTAGTTTCAGGCTCTCTATCTCTTCGTTCCATTCCTCCAGCAGCCTGCGCTGGGCTGTCATATCTGCCCAGGGGCGGGAGATCATACTTTCAATCAGATAATCGTAATCGGATTGCAGCCTTTCAATGCGTCTGTTAAGACCATGTCCTTGTTTCTCGATGTCCAAGATGCGCTGGCCAATAGGTATATATGCCATATCAGTAATCTATCGTTTTTTCGCCCGTGATACGTACGATTCTTAGCTCCATCTCTCTCACGCGACTGTTTAGCTGTTCGTTGCCCGGATCATCCGCCAGCCGGTCGTACAATTCCTCCAGCTTCTGATTCAATAGCTCAACCTCTTTTTTCTGATCCGGGGTCAGCAGCTTTTTGTCTTGTTTGATTTTGACCATATCAATTGCAGAAGGCTTCATTTCGTTCTTTCTGTTGTTTCTTCAGAATATTGTCGCAATAGGAACGGACAGCCTTGAGCACTTTTGGCATTTCATCCACGGGGATAGCCGGAAGGATACGCCCCCGGCTGATCGGGAGGCTCAGGATATGCCTGTTGGCTTCGCCATATCCGCCCACCGTACTGACGCCGATACGGGCAAGCTGGCCGAATATCAGATGGCAGAACTTCGTATGGACCGCTTTGTCGTTCAACTGTGTTTTCAACTGCACCGGGTCGGTCGCCACGTTGACCTGCCGTTTCAGGTCGGCGAGCAGTTCGGCATATTCCGCATCGGTCAGCGAGGTCAGGCCGATGCGCCGACCGTGGCGGGCACCGTATTTGCCGACCAGGTAACTTTCGATCACGCCGCTTTTGATTGTTTCCACCTCCGCCGGGTCGTAGCCGGGGATGCGTTTCAGGTAGCCGTAGAACAGGCCGGTGTTGCGGGTTTGTTTTTTTGTTGTCATATCGTTGGATCGTGAAATGTTGCTGATAATTTTTCGGGATTGTCTCCATGAATGAGCGAAGCGGCCTCCTCGTCTATGTCGATACGGCTGTTTGTCCCGCCGCGCACGGTGGCGAAGGCGGCTTTGCCTCTCACATGGAAAAATGCGTAGGCCATCTGTTTTGCTGTCACAGCAGGCGATCCCTGCGGTTCTCCGTGTTCGTCTTCATGAGCCAGAAAAACGAAAAGGACATTCGGGAAGTCCCGCAAAAGGGTGATGATATCCTCCTTTTTCAAGTCGGTGTAGACCGTAAGGTTATCGATAAAGATGATCTTTTCGCATTTGCGGTTATTCCTGATCTCTTCACGCAGGTCTTCCATGGAAGTGAACGGCCATGAATGGAAATTGCGGTTGGCCTCCGAGATGCCTGCACGGTTTACGGCTGCCGTATAGGAATACCCGGTACCTTCCTCTGCCGATATATATAACACCGGTTCGATCTTAGACAGATCGTTTGCCAAATTGAGCGCAAACGTGGATTTACCGTTCTTCTCCTTGCCGTAGATGAGCCAGCAGCCCTTCCGCTCCTGATTGCCTAATATTCGTTTCCATTCGCCCAGAAACGGCATAAACTTAAACCGTTGGGCATTCAGGTTGCTTACTGATAATCTTCTCATGATCAATCGTTTTCTAAAATGAGTAATGTTTCCGCACGGCGAAGGCCGGTTTCAGCCTCCTGACTGTCAGTGGCTAAACATCTGTTCACGATCTTGTTTATCTTCCGCTTATCCTTTATGTTGACCGTCAATACCGATTCAATCAGGCTGCGAAAAAAGGCTTCGCGATCGTCCGGGGCGTCCGGCACGATGTGGTTGTACTTGCTGCTGAATCGTGAAAACAGCTCCTTGTAGGATTGTTTCTTTGATGTTCCTTTTCCCTTTTGCAACTTCGTACGCAACCCGTCAGCACCCATCATGTACCACCCGCAACAATCCTGCGTGCCGTTCCAAAACTCGTGCAACAGCAAAAGGGAGGAGTAAGACAGGGCACCGGCTTCGTCTATGATCATGATCGGGCGGGGCAGGATGTTCAGGATATATTTGGCTGACTCCTTGATCTCTTCGAGCGTGCCTTCCAGCTCGCCGCCCACGGCTTTCGCTATCGCACGGATCAAGCTGCGTTCCTGGCGGCACTGGGTAGCGTCGATGTAGAAGCAGTTCTTCAGGGTGCGGGACAGGTAGCGGGCAGAATAAGTCTTGCCGATCGCACATTCGTCCACGAACATCATCGACTTGCTGAACTCTTTACAGAACAGGACATCTTCCTCGATCATATTGAAAACATCGGTACGAGCCATGTTCCAGTTGCGCTCGTTCAGAGATACCCCCAACTGACGGCCCAGTTCAAGCCATTTCCCCGGAGCGATCTTTTTATCGGTATCCCCTTTCTTCAGGCCGCTGTACACGCTTTTGTTGATCCCGTATTTCTTGGAGAAATTGGAATCGCTCCCGTCATACCGCTCACGCGCTTCCGTGAGGGCAGCAAGGACTTTTACCTTGTATTCTTCCGTTAATTCAATCATGTCGTTATATTTTTATTGTTTTAAAATCTATCATTCAAACTCGGTGCAAACGATTTTTGAACGTCGTTCGAATCAGATTCAAATGACGTTTCAACACCTACGGTATCCAGCACTTCCACCTCTTCTACTTCCTCCACTGCCTCATATCGTTTTACACCCGGAATCCGGAATTTCTTATTCAAGGTCATTTCGCGGTGATCCAGAACGGTGACTTTTTCGATGCCGTGGTAACGGCGCTGGCTGTAACCTTCCAGCGTGGCACGGTAGCGGGCGAACAGTTCGCGGTTCCTGGCCTGCTCTTTCGTTTCTCCAATCTTGGAGCGTGCTGTAACAGGTTGTTCCACCACCTCGCAGATCACGCGTGTCGTGTCGCGCAGGCAGACGATGGCGGCCAGGCATTCTCCGTCGTTGCCATCCAGCCAGTAGATGTCGATGTTTTTCCCGGCGAGCACCTGCATGTAGCCAATCAGCTTGTCGCCGGTAGCCAGCTCGCCGCTATCGGCAAGCAGAAAGATAGAGCCGCGGAAACGGACCTGCCCCGCCATGCTGACGCTGCTCTTCGTCTTATACCCCAATGTCAGCAGGATAGAGCGGTACGGGATCGGACGGTTGTTGCCCGGATGTTGTTTCTCGAAGAGTATCTCCCAGCGGGTCTTGCCCTCGTAGATGCTGCATTCCATGTTGTTCCAGTCCTCGATATCCCGTAGGCCTTGCTCCACCAGTCTGTCGTAAGGTATTATTTCTTTGGCTTTTGTCCCTACCTGATTGGCTTCGCTCCGGGCAAACGGGCGGGCAATCCATCCGGCGTGCTTTTTCTCCACTTGGTAGCGAAGCGGCTTCCAGTAACCCTCGCACCGTTTGCTTCGTGCGCTATTGGCTTCGATACGAACCCGGTTGAACATGTTCCCTTCCTGCAGGAAACCTTCCCGGTAGGAGGCGTTCAGGTTGCTCTCGCACTCGATCTCAGCAGGAAGAGGCAAACCCCATTCCGCATAGTTGCGCACCATCTGACGGTAAAAGTCCAGAATGATACCCTCTTTCGATGTCCCGTATACCCAGGTCGTGATCGCTTCGCTGCCTAAGTCAACACCCAAATAGAACCACATGCGTGTTCCCTTCTTATACTCGAAGGGCGGCTGGCGGTCATCCACAGAGATGATCTCCCCGGCATATTTCGGATGCTCCAGTTTTTCGGATGGAACGAACTTTGCCAGGCGTATCTGGCGGTCTCCCATGCGCTTACGGGATGTGGCAAGCGAGCTGTCCCACGAGTTCAGGAACATCGTTATGGATCGCTGGCTGATCTTGGTAAACGATTTCGGGTCGAACACTTCGCCCGTCTCGTTGCTGATCACTTCTACGTATCCGCTAAGGAATGCCGCCAGTTGGCGGGAAACTTCCGCCGGCGTGGGCTTGAATGTCTGGTGGGCGTACATGCTTTCCAGCAGGACGCGTGTCTGTTCGGCTTTTTTTCCGCGGTTGTTGTTGTCGTAACCCTTCAGCAGGGAGGCATAGCCTTCCGTCTCGAACCGTTCGATCTTGCGTTTCAGGGATATCGGGTTGGTAGGGAGTTTGAACTGCGGCAACTTGCGGGTACCGCGGATGATGTTGAAGTTGTTGACGGCCACGGAAAGCACCTTGTACGTGTTTTTCACCGACTGGTTGTGCTTGATGCACTCCTCGTAATGGGCCGAACGCCACCGGATGGCGGCCATCAGTGCGCTTGCATCCAATACGTATTCCTTTTGACGTTCCACATCGATCGTGCCGTATTTACCCGGGCATATGTCCCGGAAGTAGGTAACGGCTTCCGGGTCTTCCCAGAAGTACCGCTCTAGCGAGCAGTCCTTTTGTCGGGGATCGCCCAGTTTCTTGCGCCAGTCTTTGGGTAAGGTATCGAAGGCGATCAGCAACTCGTTGCCAAGTCCTTTCCCTTCCCGGGCACGGCGTATGCCGTAAGTCTTCTTGGTTTCACGCCATAGTTTTTGTAGTAACGCCTTCTCTGACGGGAAAAAGTCCGGTATCAGCTCTTCCTTCGTCACCACTATCATATCATTCCATTCGTGAGGCATATCGTTTATATTTTTATTATCGTTGCTCCCGGAGGTGGAATCGAACCACCTTGCAACCATTCCGGGATGACCACCCTCGTTCCGCGGGCCGCGTACCGAAACAACCTAAAACCAATCCTACCAAAAACACCATCTCGATTGTTTATCTTTCATTTCCGAAAGTCCGGTCGAACCATCGGTCGAACTCATTTACCGCTTCGTCTGTCTCTTTCTGATTATATATCGCCAATAGACTGAAAACCACAAACGACATAAACATGGCAAATCCTTCCAGTAAGACATGATCGCCTGTCTCCATCGCACAAGCTATCAGGATTAGACCGAGCACCATCGTCGGCAGGCTCGCCACCCATCCGTAAAGTATTATCCGGCCTTTCATATCATTTCTCCACTTCCACCTTCGTCGGTTTCCCGTACAGGTTCTTATAAGTTTCCAGTACCCGGTTGGACTGCGGACCCTTCAGCCCGCGCTGCAACGCATTGTACACCGTCTTTTTACTCACCCCGGCCGCCTTTGCCACCGCTGCCGCCCAGCCTTTGGGCGGAACCACCGGAAGTTCTACTTCCTTGATCTTGATTGTAGCCATATCTGTCTGTCTTTAATCGTTAATACTCTTGTTAGCCCCGCCGCCGGTCTCGCTCCGGCATCTGCAAGTCGTTAACTTTCCTGGCGGGATAGTCACGGGTTTCGGTTAATTTGCCTATATTTAGGCAGTCTAAAAAACTGTATATCATGAAAAATACAAAGTCGATTCCTTTTCGTGCGTATGTTCGGGTTTATCTGTTTTCCGGTGATTCCTACGAAGTGGCAGAAAGAGTCAGAAATGGATTATCAAATCGATTTGCTCCATTCATTAACGAAATCGGTCTTGCAATGACATCGGATATATTTGATCAGTATGAGGATGAGTGCCATGAGATGATGGGAATTCGTCAATCTGTGATCTCATTCTGTTTTGAGGGTCATGCTCCGACGCTTGATCTTGTTGTCGATTACAGCCTGTTTCTGCGGTCGTTGGCTCGCCTGATGGATGCACGGTATTCGAATATTGTTCGCTACGAAGTGGACGATTCGTACCTTTCCGATACCGGAGCGGCTCCCAGTACTCCTCGCAAGCCTTAGACCGGTCGCTGCGTCCCGTTACCGGCGGTTCCCGGTCGTCCACCGAGATCACCGTCCCGCTCAGCGCATCCAGCACCCGCTGCATTCGCTCCGGACTGTACGCGTCCTCCCATTCCGCCTTGTTGCGGATCGCCCGTTTCTGGAGTTCCATCATGACATCCCGGTTTTCACAGTAACCGCCCCGCACACGATCCACGTAACGGGTCGATACACCCATCTTGCGGGCTGTCTTGCAGACATCGTCCTTCGTGGTGTACTTCTTAACCGTCTCAAGCATGATCTTCTCCAACTGCTTCAACTGTCGCTTGGTCAAGGTGGCAGACGGGTGAACGTAAAAACCGAACTTGCGGATCGAAGGGAGGACCTCGCTCGTTACCCATTTGCGGAATTGCTTTGTTTTGGGTTTGTTACTTCGCATGATCAGGGCGTAAAGGCCGGATTCGTTAATAAAATATACATCGCGTTGTTGCATTACACCGTTTTCAGACCTGACATAAACTTTTCTTAGGTCAGCTTCATCTTCGTCCAGTAAACCGATCGCCATACTGGGGTTAGTATGTCCTAAAATATCACATACGTCTTTTGCTGCAAACCAAGGCTCCCCTTTGACTATTACATTTCTTACTTCCCCGAACTCGGGATGGCTGATAATTGCTAATTGACTATTCATATTACATATATTTAAAATGTTTCGTACATTTGTGGCGTTACACATTTCAGTAACACGATGCAATATTACGAGAGATATTTCAATTAAACAAGAAAATATGAGAGAAATTTCAATTTTAAAGCAAAGAATTTTAGATTTCCTTGAAAAAACGGGGGTTTCAAAGTATGAATGTTATAAAAATACTGGGATTACAAATGGGGTATTAAGTCAATCTAACGGTATGTCTGAAGATAATTTATTGAAATTTCTCTCGTATTATTCAAATATCAATCATTCTTGGCTTCTAACAGGTCAAGGAGATATGCTTGTCAGCGATCAGCCTTCTATCCCAGCTCCCCAGCCGGCAGACGATTCTTTATTATATAATATGTATAAGGAAGAACGTGCAAAGTCGGATGCTCAAGCCGAGCAAATCGGTGTTTTAAAGCAAACGATCCGTCAATTGGAGGAAAAGATACTGGGGTTACAACAAGATTCCCGCCCGAATTTGATTTCCGATACGGGCAAGGCCTCCGATGGATCAACCCAAATCCGCAAAAGCGGTGTTGCGGGATCGGAAGGTGCCCGGTTTGCGGAGCAGCCTTAAGTTGTGGGAGTTAAAGTGAATAACAACTGGCGAAAGTCAATAAAAACATATAATATGAGCCTTAAAATCAAAGAAAGTACTGAACTCAAAACAATGATTTTTGATGAAATGGAAATCTATAGAGCCATCCGAAAAAGCGGAGATGTCCCTGAGAGACTCCAAGAGTTATGTAAAAAGTATCCTAAAGCGGAAATCCTGTTGGAATACTATCCTCTACGGAAATTTGATTCGATTTATCTGGATGCACGAATAACGTGTTCCCCATCAAGTATACAAAAGAAGTGTCAGGAGATTTATGAACGCTATTACTTTCTGGCTCTTTTGCATCCTTTGAAATGGGATGATACCACGGGAAAAGCATACTAAACTCAGGTAATGAGGCAATATGCTTTGCATAAAGTCCTAATAAGAGAGGGAGTCCCAAATACTCATCGGAATGCTGGAATCTCTCTTTTATATTTACAAAAACGGCATTGTTAAAGTTCCCGTCCATCACGCTATTCCCTGCTTCGTCGATAACATCAAATGCCAGCACAAATCTTAAAGCGCTATTTTCCAACTTTGTTCCTTTTTCCATATCAAATATTCATATTTTACTCCAAATATAGCCTTTATATCATAAAACACACCAAAACATACAGTTAAAATACTGATAATCAATAGTAAATAAATTAAGTGTTAATAAATGATAATGAATAAGGGTGCACGAAAACGGAGCAAAAGCTGAATATTAACAAGAATTAACCACCGATAGGGGTTCGAAAGGGTGTTGTTTTAATGGGCAAGTGTAGACCTAAGTGTAGATCTAAGTGTAGATGTAAACTCCAAAATCGTACCTTTTTCTATGATCTTGGATGATTGAGCCGGAAAGCCATACAAGGCACGTTATTTGACGAAATAGATTGGCTAGGTGGTTGTTGTAGGAATATTTAACAGGATATATTGCTTCTATTTGGAGTATTTTTAAGCCCTGTGTTGTGCGCCATCCATTGAGTATGGAATATATCAAATCGCCCTTAAAACCGCATGAGAGCAAAGAAAAAGCCCCATGAGTCAATTGTCTATTTGGCGTAGCTATTGCTGTTGTCGTGGTTATTTCCTATATTTGGTAAAGAATCAGATGTTCGATGAACCTTCAATTAACTTTCTCCTCAATTTTTTCCGTTTTTAATAAACCTTTCTTAAACCTGAATTAAACCTTTTTCAAGTGTCTTGTACTTTTCGTTTTGCGCGGCTTCTCTGTAATGCGTTATTTATCAGGTATATATAACTATTGTGTTTTTATCTTTGGTATTGCCCCCTATACATTTCGCGGTCACCTGATACGATTATTAAAGGAGGAGCATCAGGACGGACATAATAAAGCGGAGCAAATTCATCTATACTAGGCTGCGTTTCCTTCATTCCCAGCGATTCCCGATAGGCAAAATGGCTGATAGCATGTCCACTGAAAGGTATAAGGGCTGCAATTGAATCTGCATCTATACCGTAAACCTGCAGCCATTTCTTATCCAACCCGATCATATTTGTCAGATAACCGCCCGCAGAATGTCCGGATACAAATATCCGCTGCCAGCTACCGCCATATTCTTCAATTGTTTTAAATGTCCAGGCCACTGCAGCAGCCGCGTCATCAATACAATCTTTAATCGTACATTTAGGCAATAAGCGGTAATTGACTGCAACGACAGCCAAACCACTATTCTTTAACTCTTCCGGAATAAACTTACTTCCACCGGATAAACCACCACCGTGGAACCAAACAACCGTCCCGAAGTCCTTCCCGTTTTCAGGATAATAGACATCCAGCTTGCAACGTTCCAGACCATACGGGTCACCTGTAGTCCGGTAAGGGATATCTTTTACTACAGCATAATTAATACTCTCCTGTGCACAAAGAATAGCGGAGATAAAAAAGAAAACAAATAAGATATAAGACTTGATCAT